GTTTCCCAGTCACGATCGGGTGGTGGCGGCAACGTAAGCGTCATCAACGGGTCTATTGATTTTCTTTGGCATGAGGATTTCAGTCCGGTTGGTGGATCGTGGATGTTCCTCATGGACAGCGGTGCTGCTGTTGGACAAGGTAACGCAACATTTGCCTTCCGTGATTGCCGTGTTGAAATTGAGGCGTACACCAGAAGTGCTGGCGCACCTCCATTCGGTTTGGTAAACAGTTACGGCAATCCGCAAGCTGCAATTCCCAGAGTGCTGTTTGAAAACGTGAACTGGGTTAACGGACGAACAGCTACTATTGATGCAAATGGGAACATTGTCAGCGAAGAATACCGTCGAATCACCGCTGTGCAAATTTTCCCTCGGCAGAATGTAGAGTTCAAAAACTGTGTTTTGCTGAAATGCTTCTTCTACAACGTCAATGGCACGAATGTTGACACGGCACCAAACGCTGGTGGCATTCTGAAATTCACGGATTGCTTCGACGGAATTATTGGTGAACTGCCACCGGCTGATAGCGCCTTGTCGAATTTGCATTCACGTGTGACATATAGCAGCAACGCAGGCCGCGTCATTACAAGCGGCATGGTGGATCACACTACTGGATCGCCATTTCTTCGCAACGTGCTTGATGCAGACCCTCGCTGGCGGTATCAGTTTGCTCGTGAAGAAGCAAGCACGAAAAAATTGGTGTCCATCAAACCAATCGGTAATGGTTGGCCTCAACCAGACAACACGACTTACGACGAGTACATCAACATTCCTCCGGGTTACTACGCTCTGCGGATTTACATTGACAAGCCTGCCTCTGGGTCAAGTACAAATGCGTACCAGTTAAATCTCGGGAATGGCGACAAAAGCGTCATCATCGCATCGTCCGTACTGGCCCAGCACAAAGATCGGCACACGATTGATGTCAGTCAGGTCGATCTGTCGGCGTACACTCAACTGCGCCTTTGGGCAACTGGAGTTGGGAGCAATTTCCAATCCGGTGGTATTGCTTACATTGAGTACGTTTGAAAGGTAAGTCATGGCCGATACCAAAATCTCAGCGCTTCCAGCAGCAACACTCCCGCTTGCTGGTACCGAGGTGCTACCGATCGTTCAAGGTGGTACAACCGACAAAGTTGCGGTAGATGACTTGACCGTCAAAAACATTCGGTCAAATGCAACTACTGGTATTTTGCAAGTTGCTGGTCCGGGAACAGGCACTACCCGTGTGATGACTGTTCCAAACGCCAACTTTACTGCGGCACGTACTGACGCAGCCCAAACTTTTACGGGTGATCAAGCTGTTACTGGTCGCGTAACATCCAACGTTGCCGATGCAGCCCCAGCCCTTATTGCAAACGCCACAAACGGGCATGTCAGGATCATTCCATACCAAGACAGCACCTCGTACTCTACGATCATCGCCTACTCTGCTGGTTATGCAGGATATGGTGTACTTTCGTTAGATGCTTCAACTTTGCGTTTGTGCACTACCGGAACGGCACGACTGACCCTTGACAACACTGGTGACGTAACAGTTAGCAACGGCGATTTGAAATTTTCCGCTAACAAGGGTCTTAACTTTTCGGGCAACGGCGGCGTGTTGTGGCGCTGCGGGGCTGGAACGCCCGAAGGCGCTGTGACTGCCCCCGTAGGTTCTTTGTTTACGCGAACCGATGGCGGTGCCAACACCACTCTGTACGTCAAAGAATCTGGCACAGGTAACACCGGCTGGGTTGCCAAGTAATTGAATATTGACAAGCGCCTTCTTAGCGCATAATCTGAGAACTGTACCGGCCCAGTAGACCGGGGTTCCACTGGAACATGAAATGACTGAAGAAGTCCAAAACCTAGCGGAAGTTGACTCCGCGCCAGCCCCCGAGGTGACGGCCACCACGGACCAGGCACAAAACGCGCCGGAAGTCGCTGATCAAGGCGGCGAGACAGCAGAGGAGAAGCGATTCACCCAGGCTGAACTCGATGCGATGATCGGCAAACGCCTCGCAAGAGAGCAACGTAAGTGGGAACGTGAGCAGCAAGCCAAGCAGGCAGAAATGCAGGCAAGGCAATCGGTGCCAGCGGAACTCCCGCCAGCGGACCAGTTTGAGTCCCCTGAAGCCTATGCGGAAGCACTGGCCGTCAGGAAGGCCGAAGAACTGATCGCGCAGCGAGAACTCCAAAAGCAACGCGCTCAGATTGAAGACGCCTACGCAGAACGTGAGGAAGAAGCCCGCAGCAAGTATGACGACTTCGAGCAAGTCGCATACAACCCGCAGCTTCGAGTCACCGATGTGATGGCTGAGACAATCAAGGCGTCCGACATTGGACCTGATCTGGCCTACTGGCTGGGCAGCAATCCAAAAGAAGCTGATCGCATCTCGCGTCTGTCGCCGCTCCTGCAAGCGCGTGAGATTGGGAAGATCGAGGCCAAACTGGCATCCGAGCCTCCCCAGAAGAAAACAACGTCTGCGCCCGAACCGATTCGCCCGGTGAGCGCGCGAGTCTCAAACACCGGTGTCGTTGACACCACCGATCCTCGGGCTGCAAAGACCATGAGCGATTCGGAATGGATTGAGGCCGAACGCCGCCGCCAGATCGCCAAGATGCAGGCACAACGCAACCGCTAACCTCCCAAAGTAGGGTATGATTACCCGAAACAGGAGGTAAACATGGAAAGGGATAATCAGTCTCTAACTGCTGAAGAACTGAAGCGGCAACGCAACAATGAAGCGGCGGCTAGATACAGAGAACGCAACCGGGAACGGTACAACCAACGTATGCGCGATTGGCGTGAAGCAAACCGGGAACAAGCCCGTAAACTTTCACGAGAATGGCGCAGTCGCAGGTTAGCTGAAGGTTCACCAGAAGAAGTCGCTGCAATACGCAAGGCTGAATCTGAAAGAACTAAACGCTCACAAGCGGCTTGCAGGGATCAGGTGTTTGAAGCCTATGGTGGATACAAATGTGCCTGCTGCGGTGAAACTGAACCATTGTTTCTCTCGATAGATCACATAGACAACAACGGCGCTGAGGAGCGAAAATCAGGTCTGTACGCAGGTTCTGGAATTGGCTTTTATCAGTGGCTTAGGAAATCTGGGTTTCCCCCAGGCTACCAAGTTCTCTGTATGAACTGCAACACGGGAAAACATAAGAACGGCGGCGTGTGTCCTCACCATACTTCTTCATCATTGAAAGGAAATTATCATGGCTAACAGTTTGCTCACGATCGACATGATCACAAGGAAGAGTTTGGAGATTCTCGAGAACAACCTGGTGATCACCCGCAACGTGAACCGTCAGTACGACGACAGCTTTGCTGTTGAAGGTGCGAAGATCGGTTCGACCCTGCGTATCCGCTTGCCCGACCGCGCTCTGGTGACTGACGGTGCCGCCCTGCAAGCTCAGGACGACAACGAACAGTACACCACCCTGACCGTGGCCTCGCAGAAGCACGTGGGCATCAACTTCACCTCTGCCGAACTGACCATGCAGTTGGACGACTTTGCAGAGCGCGTTCTGAAGCCTCGTATCAGCCAGCTGGCCTCCACCGTGGACGCTGACGTTGCCAACGCATTCAAGCAGATCGGCAACAGCGTCGGTACCCCCGGCACCACGCCCGCCACCGCTCTGGTGATGCTGCAAGCCCAGCAGAAGCTGAACGAAAACGCTGCCACCATGTCGCCGCGCTACCTGACCGTGAACCCCGCTGCCAACGCTGCGCTGGTCAACGGCCTGTCCGGCTTCTTCAACCCCACCGACGTGATCTCCCGCCAGTTCAAGAACGGCATGATGGGCGAGCAGGTTCTGGGCTATGACGAAGTGAACATGAGCCAGTCGATCAAGTCGTTCACCACCGGTTCGCGTACCGCTACTGGCGGCACCCTGTCGGCTGCTGTGACCAGCGAAGGTGCTACCACCATCGCTATCACTGGCGCTGGTAACGCTGGCACCATCAAGATCGGTGACGTGTTCACCGTGGCTGATTGCTACGCTGTCAACCCCCAGACCCGTGAGTCCACCGGTTCGCTGTTCCAGTTCGTCGCTACCGCCGACGTGACTCTGGACAGTTCTGGTGCCGGTAACATCACCGTTGCCCCGATCTACTCGGCAAGCAACGCTCTGGCTACCGTCAACAGCCTGCCCGGTTCCGGCAAGGCCGTGGTGTTCGTGGGTGCCGCTTCGACAACCTACGCTCAGAACATCGCCTACCACCGTGACGCCATCGCGTTCGCTACCGCTGACCTGCTGCTGCCCCAGGGCGTGGACATGGCCAGCCGTGCCGTTCACAATGGCATCAGCCTGCGTGTGGTTCGCCAGTACGACATCAACAACGACCGCATGCCGTGCCGTGTTGACGTTCTGTACGGCTACAACACGATCCGTCCTCAGATGGGCTGCCGCGTTTGGGGCTAATCTGAACCGAGGGGCTTCGGCCCCTCTTTTCTGAAACTCATTTTCAAAGGAAACTATCATGGCTCTCCCTAACGGCGCAGGCGGTTACCAACTCGGCGACGGTAACCTGAACGAAATCACGATGGGCTACTCCGCTGCCCCTCAAACCGCCACTTCCACTGCCACTCTGACTGCTGCTCAGATCACTGGCAACCTGTTGGTCGCCAACCCCAGCACTTCTGCTGCCACCTACACGCTGCCCACCGCTTCTGCCATCGACGCAGTTGTGTCCAGCGCCAAAGTCGGTAGCACGTTCCTGCTGAACATCGTCAACACTGGCACGTCTTCGGGCACTGTCACGCTGTCGATGGGCACCGGCATCACTGACGGCGGCAACGCTGCTGTGGCCGTGGCCGTCACTTCCAGCGCCGCATTCCTGTTCCGCAAGACAGGTGATGCAGCTTGGACTGTGTACAAAGTCGCCTAATTTCGGGCAACTCGTGAAACGGGGCTTCGGCCCCGTTTCCGTATGGAGAATCACATGAACGTCGTACTCGTACACCCCATTCACGGTGCCAAAGTTGCCATCAACGAACTGGAGATGGAACAAGATGTCAAAAACGGCTGGACGGAGTACAATCCTGACACGCCCGTCGAGGTGGCACCCGAGCAGGTGGTTGAAGCGCCCAAGCGCAAATACACCCGCAAAGTGACCGAACAACCCATCGAACAGCCCAACGAAGTCCCCTCCTTTTTGACTTCGGCAAGCGACGAATCCGAAGGAAGCTGAAATGGCATCTGCGATCTACGCAATAGTCAACAACGTCACACGAGATATGTACGTTGGCTCCGCTGTTGCTGTTAATCGCAGATGGGCGGCACACATGTGCAATCTTCGTAAAGGCAAGCACCATTGCGAACATCTTCAGAACGCATTTCGTAAGTATGGTGCGGAAGCGTTTGATTGGGAAATTGTTCAATTTGTCGAAGAAAAAGCCGATCTAATTTCTCGGGAACAGTTCTGGATTGATTTTTTCAAACCTTCCTACAACAAGCGCAAAATTGCCAATTCCTGCCTTGGGGTTAAACGGTCAGAACAAGCCCGCGAAAACATGCGTCAAGCGCAATTAGGTCGCAAACAATCGCCAGAACTTGTAGCAAAACGAACTGCTGCGCTTAAAGGCAGACCTCGACCGCCCGAAGTCCGCGCTAAGATTAGCGCATCGCACATGGGTATTCGCCCGACTGCCGAATCGCGGCAAAAAATGTCAGAATCTGCCAAACGAAGGGCAAAAAAATGAGCACTACCACAGTAGGCGATCAAATTAATCGAGCGCTTCGTTTGCTCGGCGTTTTGGCAGAGGGCGAAACACCGTCCGCTGCTACATCGCAAGATGCACTGATGGCCTTCCAACAAATGACGGATTCGTGGAACACCGAGCGACTGTCTGTGTTCTGCACCCAAGATCAGGTCTTCAGTTGGCCTTCGGGCGAGATCAAGCGCACCCTTGGCCCCACTGGTGATTTTGTTGGCAACCGCCCCGTGCTGCTGGACACTGCCACCTACTACATCGCCCCAAGCGGCGTGTCGTATGGCATCAAGTTCATCAACCAAGACCAGTACAACGGCATCGCGGTCAAGACGGCCACCTCCACATTCCCGCAGGTGATCTTCGTCAACGAGACATTCCCTGACGTGGAGATGTACATTTACCCTCGGCCGACGCAGACCTTGGAGTGGCACTTCATCTCGGTGCAAGAACTGTCGCAACCTGCCACGCTGGCAACGCAGTTGCACTTTCCACCGGGTTACATGCGGGCCTTTACCTACAACTTGGCAATGGAAATTGCCCCCGAATTTGGTGTCGAGCCGTCGCCGCAGGTCCAGCGCATCGCCATGACCAGCAAGCGCAATCTGAAGCGCATCAACAACCCGAACGACATCATGTCCATGCCCTATGGCATCGTGGCAAACCGTCAGCGGTACAACATTTACGCCGGTAACTTCTGATGAAGACCCCGATTCTTGGCTCCGCTTACGTTGCCCGCAGTGTCAATGCTGCGGACAACCGCATGATCAACTTGTTCCCCGAGATCATTCCCGAGGGTGGCAAGGAGCCTGCGTTTCTGAACCGCGCACCGGGCCTCAAGCTAAAAGTATCCGTGGGCCTCGGGCCGATCCGGGGAATGTGGGAGTTCAACGGCAACCTGTATGTGGTCAGCCGCGACAAGCTGTACAAGGTGGACTCTGCCTACACTGTGACCACGCTGGGCACCGTGTCGGGCGTCAGTGGGCCTGTCAGCATGGCTGACAACGGCACTCAATTGTTCGTGGCCTGCAACGGCCCCTCGTACATTTACAACGCAACGACCAACGCATTTGCTCAGATCACCGATGGCGATTTTCCCGGTGCTGGCACGGTAGCATACCTCGATGGTTACTTCGTGTTCAATGAACCGAACAGCCAGAAAATCTGGGTGACTGCGCTGCTGGATGGCGCCAGTGTTGACCCGTTGGACTTTGCAAGCGCCGAAGGGTCGCCCGACGGCGTGGTCGGCATCATCGCGGACCACCGGGAAATCTGGGTGTTCGGCACCAACTCGGTCGAGGTTTGGTACAACAGCGGCAACGCTGACTTCCCTTTGTCGCGTATCCAAGGTGCGTACAACGAACTGGGCTGCGCTGCCCCGTACTCGATTGCCAAGATGGACAATGGTCTGTTTTGGTTGGGCAAGGATGCCCGGGGTCAGGGCATTGTCTACCGGGCCAACGGCTACACCGGTCAGCGCATCTCGACCCATTCTGTCGAGTGGCAGATTCAGCAGTACGAGAACATGTCGGACGCCATCGGGTACACGTACCAGCAAGACGGCCACAGCTTTTACGTGCTGATTTTTCCGCAGGCAAACCGCACTTGGGTGTACGACGTGGCAACGCAGGCATGGCACGAGCGGGCTGGGTTTGCAAATGGAGAGTTCACCCGTCATCGCAGCAACTGCCAAGCCTTTTTCCAAGGCGAAGTGTTGGTGGGTGACTACCAAAACGCCAACGTCTACTCCTTTGACCTTGAGGACTACTCGGATAACGGCAGCATCCAAAAGTGGCTGCGGTCGTGGAGGGCGTTACCCACCGGCCAGAACAACCTCAAGCGCACCGCGCAGCACAGCCTCCAGCTTGACTGTGAGACTGGCGTGGGTCTGAACCTCGGACAAGGCAGCGATCCACAGGTCATGCTGCGTTGGTCTGATGATGGCGGCCATACATGGTCCAACGAGCACTGGGTCAGCATCGGCAAGATCGGTGAATACTATCGCCGCGCCATCTGGCGTCGCTTGGGTATGACCATGAAAATTCGTGACCGTGTGTACGAAGTCAGCGGCACCGACCCCGTGAAGATTGCCATCGTGGGTGCGGAACTGCTCGTGAGTCCGACGAATGCCTAACCCGATCAACGTACCAATCACGCCGCCACGGGTCACGTTTATTGACCCGCGCTCAGGTACGGTCTCGCGTGAATGGTACCTGTTCTTTCTGTCTCTGTTCCAGTCACAGGGTGGTAGCAGCATCTCGCTTGACGATGTGCAAAAAGGCCCACCGACGCTGACAGTTGACGAAATCAACCACATCGTCAACAAGGCCGGTGAGAATCTGGCACCCTCGCAGGATGGTCTGTTGGCGCAGATCGCCGAGTTGCAAAAAGAGGTGCTGGGGTTGCAATCGGCTCCGTCACAAAACGATTTGTTGGCGCTGATTGCCGAGTTGCAAAAAGAAGTCCAAGCGTTACAGGTCGCCCCGCAGTTCGATGTTGGCGTGGTCACTGCGGCGATTGCTGGCCTGAGTTCAGCCCCGGCAACCAAAACTGCCGACTTCGCAGTTGCTGATAATGAGACTTGGCTGATCAACAACAAGTCCGGTTCGACCTGCACCGCGACGTTGCCCAGCGCCAGCGTTAACACTGGCAGGGTCTTACATTTTCAGAATTACCAAGCCCAGACCCTTGTGTCAGCTTCGAGTAATGTGGTGCCGCTGGCAGGTGGTGCTGCAACGACTGCCATTCTGCAAGCCGTGGCCGGTGCCAACGCCACCTTGGTTTCCGATGGTACAAATTGGATAATGACGCAATACGACTCCAACAATTCGTTGGAATTGGAATAAGGAGAAACCCGAATGACAGTCATCGTCAAAAACATCGTCCCCGGCAAAACCGTCGAGGCGACTCAAACCACCCAGTACACGGCGAACAACGTGACGACCATCGTCGACAAGTTCACGGCGACCAATTACAGCGCCACGGCTGCGACGATCTCGGTCAACTTGGTCACTGTGGCTGGGTCCGCTGGCAACATCAACTTGATCACCAAGACCAAGACGCTCCAGCCTGCCGAGGTGTACACCTTTCCCGAACTCGTGGGGCAGGTTTTGAACAATGGTGACTTCATCAGTACAATCGCAGGAACCGCCAGCGCCATCAACATGCGCGTCAGTGGCCGTGAGGTGACTCAGTGAACATGACAGTGACTTACGGAGAAGGGTTCGCCGTTGCGCCGCCTCAAATGATGCGGCAAAAGGTAGAATCGCTCCAGCAGGAACTGTCAAAACTGCCTCAGTACGAGCCTGAGACAAAACACTACTTCCACGGCGGTATGTACTGCCGTGAGGTGTTTCGTCATGCTGGTGTGCTGGTAGTTGGCGCAATCCACAAAAAAGAGCACTTGTACCTCATCGTGTCTGGAACCGTGGCGATCACGGACGGCGAAGGTAATGTGCAAGAGGTCACCGGGCCTCATTTGTTTCAAAGCAAACCCGGGACAAAGCGGGCAGTGTACGCAATCACTGACGCGCTTTGCATGACGTTTCACACCATCGAGGCAACAACGGTCGAGGAAGCCGAGGTCGAGTTGGTTGAGGCGGAACCCGATTCGATGTATGCTTTGGGCAACACGGTCAAGAACAAACAAATTGAGGTGTCACCATGACATTTTGGGTAGCTGGTGCCGTAGTCGGCAGTGCTGTAATCGGGGGCATTTCTGCCAACAAAGCCGCAGGAACTCAAGCCGCTGCTGCTGATCGTGCGGCGGCTGGTCAGGAGCGCATGTTTGAACGACAGGTTGAACTGTCCGAACCGTGGCGCAAAGCTGGCGAACAGGCTTTGAACAAACTGATTCCGCTGACCGACTACAAAAACTTCAGCATGTCTGATTTTCAGGCTGACCCCGGCTATTCGTTCCGCATGTCCGAAGGGATGAAGGGTTTGGAGCGATCCGCTGCTGCTCGTGGTGGTTTGCTGTCTGGTGCCACGCTCAAGGGTATCCAGCGATTCGGTCAAGACCTTGGATCGCAAGAGTACATGAACGCATTCAACCGGTACCAGACTGAACGCGCTGCTCGACTCCAACCGCTGCAATCGCTGGCCGGTGTGGGTCAAACCACAGCACAACAGATCGGTCAGGCCGGTATGCAGACTGCTCAGAACATTGGTGAAACTCAAATGAGTGGTGCAGCAGCCCGCGCCTCCGGTTATGTCGGCGGTGCCAACGCGCTGACGCAGGGTTTGGGCACCTACCTGAATTACTCGCAAGGTCAGAACATGCTGAACGCGCTTCGCGCTCCCACGGCTGCTGTACCCACCGGCTATACCCCAACCACGAATTATTCGTTCACCCCGGATTATTCGCTGGGTGGCGGTCGCCTGTAAGGAGTCAACATGGCTGTCAATCCCGCAATCGCAATGGGAGTTCGAGGGATCGAAATTGCAGATCCGCTGGCGCAGTACGGCAAAATTTCTGCGATCCAGAACGCCCAAAACCAGAACGCTCTGGCACAGTATCAGCTTGGCGCAGCGCAACGTGCTGAAGCCAAAGACATCGCCCGCACCAACGCCCTCGCACAAGCGGGCACCGATGACACGGCTATCGCCAACGCGCTGCTCCGCTCGGGTGATTTGAAAGGGTACTCGGAGTTTGTGAAGACGCGCCGTGAAACGATGAAGGCTGACACCGAACTGGTGGACGCCAAATTGAGGCAGTCACGCTCGTTCCTCGACACCATCGATCCCAACGACCCGAGTGCCCCGCAGCAATATCTGGCATGGCATCAGGCCAACCACGCTGATCCGGTGCTCGGTCCCGTGCTGAAGGCTCGGGGCATCACTGCGGAACAGTCTCTGGGTCGCATCAACGATGCCATCGCCAAGGGACCGCAAGCATTCGCGCAACTGATCGCGCAATCGAAGCTGGGCACTGAGAAGTTCATGGAACTGAACAAGCCCACCACTCAGGTGGTGGATCAAAGCGGCCAGCGTCAGGTCATCCAGATTCCCGGCCTCGGTGGCGCACCGACCACGGTGGGCACCTACGCCGATGTGCCGCTGCCCGCTGCGGTCGAGGCTCAGAAGGCGCGTATCGCCAAGGCTGGCGCATCCAGCACCAACGTCAACGTCAGCACCGAGAAGAAGTACGGTGAGCGGTTTGGCGGTCTGATTGCCGAAGCCGATGCCGCCAAGCTGGCTGCGGCCGAGAAGGCTCCCGAAGCTGCGGCCACAGCCGACCGGGTGATGGACTTGATCGGAACCGGCAAAGTCATCACCGGTACGGGCGCAAATGCCCGCTTGCAGATCGCCAAGGCACTGAACTTGGCCGGTGGCACCGACTCCGAGAAGATTCGCAACACCGAGGTGCTGATCGCCTCGCTGGCCGAGACAACGCTGGGTGCGATCAAATCGTCGAACCTTGGCGCAGGTCAGGGCTTCACCAACGCCGACCGGGACTTCTTGGAAAAGGCCAAGGCTGGTCAACTCAGCTACGACTCGAAGTCGCTGGCTGAACTGGCTCGTTTGTCGCGCCTCGCGGCTGAAAAGAGCGCCGAGTCGTGGAACACTCGGGTCAAGCAGATTCCTGCCGCCGCTCTCGAAGGTACGGGTATTTCCACCGAGCCGGTGGTCGTGCCGCCGCGCAAAACATCGTCGGTCATGAACATCCCGGCCGGTGCAATCAACGCGCTCAAAGCTGGTCAAGGCACCCCCGAGCAGTTTGATGCTGTGTTCGGTGCTGGGTCGGCAGCACGGGTTTTGGGCAAGGGGAAATAAATGGCAGAGAACCCGTTTGCACAGTTCGCTGTAAAAACACAAGACGGCAAAAATGTTGCCGTCGATGTGCAGTTTCCCAGCGCATCAAACCCCTTCGCCCAGTTTGCTCCCGCAGCAACCCCTGCTGGTGGTATTCCCGGCCCGCGCCGTGGGTACTCGCTTACCGAGGTGCCCGTGGAGGCAGTCAAGAACCTGCCCGAGAGTGCTGGCAAGTTTGTCGGCGGAGTCGTGCAGGCCGTGACCAGCCCGATCCAGACCCTCACCGGCATCCTCGATGCTGGTGCCGGGGCGCTGCGCAACGCGCTGCCACAGGGCGTGGTCAACTTCATCGACCAGTTCGACAACAACCCCGAGGCCACGCAGCGGGCGGTCCAGACGGCCAACGCCATCGGTGGCATGTACAAGGACCGCTACGGCAG